AGCAAAACACTCTACATATCTCTTAGTTGCTCCGTTAATTGTTCTTTTTACAATAACCCAAAGCTGGTCCTCTGTAAGTTCACCAGAAATACTAGCAACACTTTCAACAACTCCATATCCAGTTGCACTAGCTCCAGCTCCAAAAGTACCACCAAGTTTATGTTGATGCCATGCAACAACATTTTCTGATCTTTGATATGTAAGACCAGCAAATATGCCATCGTCTCTTACGCACCATAAAATACTATCTGGCTCTTGTTGATAAGCCATTTCATTTATTCCAGACTTTGTAACAATGTCATTTAAGATTGTTAAATCTGGAGCAATATAACCATCGCTGTCAAAGTTATATTGTAATTCTCTAATTTTTCTTTTTGCTTTTTGTAGAAATAAAGTTGCGTTACCAGCAGTGATCGCATCTACATTAGCAGTACCATAAGAACTTTGCTTTTTAATTGTAACATTTGTTGGAGTTACAGCTGCGTTAGTTCCATCTGCACTTACTGTAAACTCACCTCCAGTTGTTCCTACAATTAAAGTTCTTACAGATTTTAAATATCTAATCCTGTTTACTTGGTTTGATGCAATAGTATAAACCATAGCATCATCTGCATTAGTACCAGTGGTCATGTTTTCATAATCACCAGACTTTGAAAAAAATAATGTTTGTGGCTCTGTATCTGTACCAGCAAAAACTAATCTTTGTTCAAAGAAAGAGACTGTTGAAGGATGTCCAGTCGTATCTGAAAAAGCTCCAAGCTTCCAGTTTGTAACTGAATTAGTATTATCAAAGTCATCTCTTACTGTTGCATTCACAACGGTTGCTGAAGTAAACCCAGTTATCTTTGCATAACCGTTTGAAAATCTAACTAATCTATTTACATCTGTTGAAGCAAAAGTTGATGCAGATGCAGTGATTGTAATGTTACCAGTAGTAGCAGATGGTGTTAGTGTTGTTGCTGTATCATTAGCAATCAAATAAGGACCATCTGTAAATTCTATTTCTGTTAAGGTCCAAGATGTATGTCCAGTTCTACTAAGTTTTCTAGCTCCTCTGTTTGGATGAACTATGTAAAGTACATCTGCAGACTGAGCAAATTTTAGATCAAATAGTTCAGCTTCTAAATATGGTGTAGATATTTCAAAAGCAGATCCACCTGAGAGTACTTGTCCTTTATCTTTGTAAACTCTCATGTACTGATCTCCAAACTCTAATACATAAGCTTGTACAGTTGAGAACTCAAAAGGTATCAATCTTGTTTTCTTTGCACTTGTTTTAACTTCAGAAATAAATTGTGTACCTACTCTTCTTGTTGCTGCACCTTGAGGATGGATCAACATATTAGTAAGTTGTTTTGCTCCAGAATTATATTTAGCAAAATCTATTCTTCCTGATAATTTATCCCCAAGTTCTCCAGAAACAAAACTTGTTAGTGCAAGTGTAGTTCTTGGCATTATAATCTCGCATCTGTAAATTCGTTGCTTTCTACAGTTCCAAGACTGTTTTCTGTAGCATCGATAAATCTAGCTTCTCTTAATCTTTCATCTGCAATTGATTGATAATTATTTGATAAAGTTGCGTTGTTTGTAATTGCATAAGCAATATCTGCTGCCAAAGCTGCTGATAAAGCTTCATTAAAATAACTATCGTAAAGATTAGGATCTGTAATTAAAGCTATATAAACTAAGAATATTGTACCTTCATCTGTTTTAATTTTTCTTCCTTCAACAACGTATGGCAAATCATCTTTAATACTATCTGTTGTACCAGTATGTACTTTTAAAACTCTCAAGCAATCACTTGGTAAAGTATATTGATTAGCAAATTCTACTACTGGAGCTGTACTGTCTTTTGCTAACTGAACTCTTTTTGTTGCAAAGTTCCAAGCATGACTTCTAAAAGTTCTATTTCTTATTGGTTCGTATCTTTGATTACAAAGTCTAGCGTTTTTACTATCCTCAGTTAAAGATGAAATTGTACTTGCTCCCAGCAAATTTAGCGCTGAGTTGCAGATGTCAACAACAGATGCCATTATATGTTTGCTCCTAATTTTTTACATTCAAATCTTACAGCTATCTTATGCTCGTTTATGTAATCTTTATCCCACTCTTCAAGTGCTTCTAAGTTTCTAAAAGTTTGTTGTGAAACTCCATAACCAGCATTTACACAATCGTAATGATTATCAAATTGATACATAGAGATAGTGCTTGAAGGACACTCTCCAGATACCATGCTGCATAGATATAAAACTAAAATATATTTCATTAAAAATTTTGAATGACTAGGCAGCATTACACCGCCTAGTCTAATTGCAGATTATTCTACTGAGTAGTAAACCCAGCAAAAGATTGTACCAGAAGCAGATGCGCCTCCAGTAGTAATCAATATGTCTGTTTCCGCAGTTGTTCTATGACCTAATCCAGTCACAGCTGCAATTGGAGCGCCTGTTGAACTACCAGCCAACATTGACTGAGTTTGTCCAGCTACGTTCCAAGTTCCAGTAACTCCGATGTATCTGTCGTCATCGTCTGCATCGCCAACTTTAAGAGTAACAGAACCACCAAGTGCATCGCATTTTAATACAACGTCATGGATTGTTGCGTTCTTTGGTACTCTAGCAATTGTGATGTCAGATCCAGAAGCTAAAGATGATGCTTCGAAAGTATCGTGTTGTACTCTCATTTTACCACCGAAAACTTCAGATGAGACTTTAACAATAGGAGTTGCGTCTATGTTTGTGATGTTTGCACCTTTTACACTAGCCATAATATATACCTCCTATTATTACGCTTCGTGTGCTTCAATAGTTACGACTTTTTCTTCTTCCATTCTAGTCGCTCCCATAGTCATACACACGTATACTTGCGTGGCGTAGCCTTTATCACTTCGCTCA